TCGCTTTTAATCCGTTGACAGAGTCATACGTAATAACATATTGATTCTGTTCATCTCTATCTACATAGTGACTAAATAAATTAGAGTTAATATTAGCACCTAATCCAGTATCATAAGAAAACCTAGAGTTAGGTCTTTTAACAAGTCCCTCTACTACAGTTGACCAAGCATTTATCTGCTCATCACACTGTCCAGGGTATCTTAAATTGTCAGGTTGTTGTGATACACCTTGGGCAAGGTTAGGAATACTGGTGTTAAGCAGTGGCATCTTTACCTGTCAATTACTCTTAGTACGCTGTAGTTGTCAAAGATAGTTCTGTCTGCATTCTCAGAGTCACTTTCAATAGCTCTAGCTTTCGCTTCGATCTCATCTCTTAAAGCAAACCCTTCTATCTCTCGACTGCCTAAGAACCTAGCAGCAAAGATGCGAGCTGATTTAACAGCTATGTAATGTCTAAATTGTTCAGGTAGTTCTTCAAACTCTAACTCAAAAGTAATAATAGCTTTTAAGTCTTTAGTCCAAGTATCCCTGTGGTTTTTTCTATCGTATAGCTTAGTACCTCTTTGTACAGGATCAGTGTCCGTGTTTAACTCAGGGTCTAAGTCTACTTTTAAAATGTTTGCAGGTAATGTAATCCGACTTGTAACAGAATCAGGAACAAGTGGGTAATCGTATTCTGTATTGAAATGCCATCCTTCTGATTGGATAGCTTTACTTGTTTCTTCTAACGCATGGACTGCTTGTGTAACGGTTACAGGAACACTAGTTCCACTTAAAGTATTAACAGGTGATTCTCCTATTACAGAGATCATAATGTTTACCGCTTCCAGTTTAGTTGTCAGTGCCATAGCTTGTAAATAAAAATATCAGTGAAGGGAAGGGATTCCGCTACGCAGTCCCCCTCCCCAACACCGAAGAGAGAACTATTTCTGCAATTCAATAGCACACTCAGGACGGAGAACTCCGTGACCCATAGCATACTTTGCAACAAAAAGTGTTCCTTGACGCTCGATTTGATACTCGCTTTCAGTAGCAAGATCAAGAAGCTTCACAGTTCCGACAGCAGCAGAATGAGAAACAACACCAAGAGTATTAGTGAAGTTACCATTATACCCAGCACCACCGCCTCCGAATACATCATTGCTAGATGCACCATCTCCAGTAGTAACAGCTGATAAATCAGTTGAAGGAATGTGATTAGATTTGTAGATAGTGATACCAGCTACTTGTGGGATTGATCCAGAAGCAATGCTACCTACTCCTCCTACGTCTTTATTGACAGCAGAAGTAGAAATAGCCAACGCACCTGCACCACCTGTAATGAGCTTGTAATACTCCTGCGGACGAAGGACTGCAAAACGACCGTCACTAGGAACGTCATTTTCGTCAAGCTTCTGAGCAGCAGTGAATAAAGCAGCTACAAGTTCTGCACCAGTAGGATCAGTATTATCAGCATCATCAGTTGAATCAGCTCCGTCTCCCATTGCATTAGCAGAAACATCAAGAATACCACCAACTTTACCACCAGTAACAGCAGCAGATGTACGAGCAGCAGCGATAAAGGTTTTAGCTAGAGCAGTATCAAAACGAACTGCAAGTGCTTTACCTAACTCATTCGCGTAAACGGAACGAATATCGTAGTGATTCTTAACGTCATCAATGTTAGCCAAGAAAGTAGAAGCAAGTAACATCTTATCGATGGTGATTACTTTCTCTGCCTTTTTGATGTCACTCAAGTATGAGTTTCCACCGTCAGCGATGTTTTCGCCAGGTGTGTGGTAAGAAGCAGAAGCTACACCAGTAACTGGGAACTGAGCTGATTTACCGTTTTCGATTGTGCGGACAGTGTGTAAAGGTTTGAAGATGTTCGACTCCTCAAAAGTTTGTAAGATTTCTCCACTAAACTTTTTAAGAAACAAAGCATCGTCAACACCAGCACTATTAATCTGTCCTACACGTGAGGGGAATGTTAATCCATTAGCCATAATATATGTTTTTTGTAATTGTTATTATTATTAGTATTTGTTTTTCGACTTTCGTTTGAACCTTTGATCGAGATTGTCCACCGCAGTGGGTCTTAACATTAGTACTACTAATTGTCTGTTAAAGTAAATTAAGTATTATAATTCCACCTAAACATAGAACAGTCAAGACAATAGCCTTCTCCTTCTTGCTCAAGTTATTATAAATTCTTCTTAGTCTTTTTAATTGATTTATCATTATTATTAGATTTTTTCTGTACGTATCGGGTATAAAAGATAGGGACTATGTTCCATAGAATAACACCTACAAGACATAGTTTCAAGAAACCATATACTTCATCTAACATAGAGTCAAAGAATCCGTTATCCATCTTCTCATCTAATTGTTGTTGTACAAGTTCCTGTACATCTCCTTCAGATATAGCTTTAACTTTCTTAGCTAATCCTTTGTTCTCCTCCATTAACTTAGCACCTTCTCCTAGTCCCCATCCAAGGGCAGCACCACCAGCAGCAGGACCAGGACCACCAAGGCTACCAACAGTTGCTCCACCTACACTGCCTATTAAAGGATAAAAAGAAGCCTTGGAACATCCACCAAAAAGAACCAGAACCAACACTGGCAAGAAAAAAGATGGAGTCCAAGGCTTCAAACCTACAATAAAAGTCTATATATTACTGACAGATATACGTCTGTCAATCTCTTCGTGATATGCTTTATCTCCACTCCTATATCTAGGATCAGATTGAGCACGGGCTAATTCCTGCATGGAACGAAAGGGCATAGTAGATGACTTGTTAACTGCTCCTTGTACAAGTTTAGGACTAACACCATTCTCTGCTTTAAATTGAGCGTACAATCCTTTAGTGGCTAACTTAGCTTGTTCAACTGTACCGTTCTGTACGATTTCATCAAAGGTATTTACCTCTTCAGGAGATAAGTTGTTAGAAGCCCACTCTGCCATTTGATCCCAATTCCCATCAGCTACAGACTTGATGCTACCTTCTTCACTTTGCATAAGTGCCTGTTGACCAGCAGCATAGCTATCTACTATCTCCTTCGATATCCCAGCTTTAGCAAGATTCTCATAGGTCTCCTCAGATAGCTTACCATCATTTTGAAAGAACTCTTTAGAAGCTTCCACAACAATATTGTTACTATCCAAGTCTTCCTCTTGAGTGTCATCGGTTTCTTCTTGTACTTCAGATTCTTCCTCTTCCTCCTGTTCAACCCCTGCTCCCATTTTCTTTTCAAGTTCACTATAGGCACTAGCCATGTCTTCAGGACTTTTAAACTTTTCTGGTAACCACTCAGGTCTATTATCTTCCGTCTGTTCTTCAGGTACTGCTTCAACAGCTTCTTCTGATTCGGGGTCAATCTCCTGTGGTGCTTTCTCATTTATCTCTACTCGGTGTAATTCAGCCATATCTCTCTTTACTCTTCTTGTGGTTGTTGTTGTTGACTAGCCATGTACTGCTCTTGTGCAGCATTGATAGCAGGTGCTACGGCAGGTGTACCCAACTTCATCATCATCTCTTGTTGTTGGGCTTGCTGCATAGCTTGTTGAATTTCTTCATCTGATTTGATTAAACCTTCTGTTTCAATACCTAACGCAGTAGCTCTTCTTTTGAAGTAATCTGATACGTTAACATACTGTGCTACTGCTTGTGGTCCTACTATTTGATTAGCTCCTGCAAGGAATAGATCAAGTTTTTGTAAGTCATTACCTCGTCCTAGTGCTTCAACACCAGTAACAATAGTAGGTTTAACAATGTCTTTAGGTAACTTAGGAAGTCTTCCTTCTTTACTCATCCTTGCCATTAACCTAGTAACGACAGGCATTTGAAACTCTTGTGATAATAAAGAATACAATCCACCAAGTGCAGCTTCTAACTCCTGAGATAACATTCTTATCTCCTCTGCTGTTACTCGTTCTGCATCTCTGACTACTCCACTGTTAAGAAGGAAAGCTTGAGACAGTCTGTCACTGATTCCATTCATTACTCCTTGTGCAGTACGGAAGTCATTGAACTTGTTAAGTTGTAAAACAGATACATCTCCATCACTTCCTTGTACAATTGCACCGTTAGGAGATTCAGATAAAGTCTTAGCCCTGGTTGTACCGTTAGGATTAACCATGAAGAGAACCTTAGCTGCTGCTGCACTACCTTCGACTATCGCTTTTGTTAGTGACTCTAGTGATTTAAGATCACCAATGTACTCCTCTACAAAGCCACGTCCATAGTCTTCACCGTCTATCCTTGTATAACGAAGAGGAAGAAAGGGAGACTTTTCAACAGGGTATCTACCCTTTGACTCCTCAATGACCATTCCCTTTACATCTTGTTGTACTATAAATTCATTACCTTCTCTGATAACAGAGGTGTATAGATCACAGCTATTCTCTTTCTCTTGACGATAGACTTCTTCTCTTACAGACTCAGGAAGCATCATCGGAGCAACAGTTTCTTTGATAGCTATGTGTGTTACGTTACCCATTGGGTCTCTCTTCACTACATAACGATCTAATCGAAATACCCTCATCCCTCCTTCGTCAGGTAAGTATAACAAAGTATTTCCAGCTACCAATAAATTCTTTAACGCTTCAAATACTCCTACTCTAAATGCTTCGACTTCTACTTCTTGAGATACACTTCGTTCTACATCTGCTAAAGCTTTCTCTAAGTCAGATCGTAATTGCTCTCCTCCCTCTGGTCCTAACTCCTGCTTTGCTTTATCTAATTCATACCTGTCTATAACAAGACGAAAGAACGGAGCGTTAGGTGGTAACAAAGCTAATAGTAATTTAGAAGCTAAGTTGTTAACTCCTCTAGCTCCTACTCCTTGATACGGTGTGTAATACTTAGTAGCGTAGTTATGCCCATCGGGAGGCATGATATAAGGAATAGTTAACTCAGATGAGGTTCTCCCTCTATCCAAGAAAGACCAACGCTGGTTCTCTAAGGAGTGGTATAAGCCTTGGGCTGTTTCTTGCATAGGTTAGATAGGTTCGTCAGCAGCCGCCCACTCAGGACCATCTAACACAGTCATTATCTCCGACCAAGTATACTCCGTCTTGCCGAGCAAATTAAATGGTTGAGTGCCTTCGTATTTGGTAACGGTTTTAGACTGATCTAATGAGTAACGAAGGTCATCTGCTGACTTCTCCACTACCTCATTAAAATCAATCCCATCAATTTCTGAAGCGTCTAATATTACATACTTTCTCATAATTATTTTCCATTAAGGAGCGTCAGCTGCGAAAGAGGCTCCATTGAGAGTTAAGTCTAAAGTAGAGGATGCACCACCTTGATCGGTAACGCTACTACCAGTACCGCCTTCAAAGTCTCCCATTCTCCACCAATGCTCAGGACCGAATGTACTTAAATCACCAGCGGTTCCATTAGTTCCTCCACTACCTCCGTCATCTTCTCCTTTGTAAATGTTAGTAGCTTGTGAAGACGAGAGAGTATAATCAAAATATGCTACCTCATCGATTTTACCAGGAAAATAAATAGTGGATGCTCCTACATAACGACCTATATATTTTATCCGCCAAGCTCCTTGGTTCTGATTACCTGTTACAGTTTTAGAAGCACCATTCGCATAAAAATTCAAAGCTCCTGATCCATTATCTGTAAGAACGGCGTGATACCAATCAGTAGTATTAAAAGTAATTCCAGTGTTAAAGTAAGCTAAGGCGGCACCGTCATTTACATAAAAATAACCAGTACCTGCATCGACTCCTAAATATCTGTTATAAGTATCGCTACCCCAAATACCTTTTATACCTGAACCAGTAGATGAAAACTTATACCAAAAACTCCAAGACCTAGCACCTGCTGACAAGTCGGTTTGAGTCATTGAAGCATAATCGGATACACCGTCCAAACTAATACTGTAAGTGTTACCACTCCAAGCTGCTGGGTCTGTCTGTAAATTATTACTATCTAACACATAAGCATTAGTTGCGTAGTTAATTAAATCTACTACTTGATACTGACCTGATGTGAAAGCTTTACCACCGATCGAAGACAAAGTTGTACCTGACCCAGCGGATACTCCAACAATACCAGCTCCTCCTTGTACTAACTTACAACTAAAACCAGCAGTAAGTGTTGAGGGAATAGTAACTGTTATCGTAGAAGCATTAGTACACACGATAACTTTCCCGTTGTCACTGTTTGATAGTGTACGGGCAGTAGTGCTTTCCGATACAGTACCTGCTGCTCCCCCTACACCTGTTAAGTTACTTCCATCTAAAATAGGTAATGTATTATTAGCAGACAACTGAACTACATTACCTATAGATACTCCTACATCTAACGTTGCTGCTGTCCCTAATACTAGGTCACTTATATCAGCTTTAAAAAGAGAGACAGTTCCTGTCCTACCAGCGACTGATTGTACCGCTTCTTCCCCACTTTGCAAAGCACTATCTGCTTTATCTCCTTGAGCTGTTGTAGCGTAATCTGAACTTGCTGTTGTAGCTGCTGTACCTAGTCCTAAATCTCCTCGTATTGCTGATAACCCTGTAGAATCTATTGCCCCTAAACTTACAAAGTTAGTACCATCAGATGCAATCATCGTACCGTTTGCTTGTGCAATGGTAGAGATGTCAGTCAAGTTAGAAGCTAGTGATTGAGTGGCT